GTTCTTTTTGGTGTTGCTAATTTTTCTTCATAGTACGGTTACTCCAGTGAAGTCGTATGAGGGCACGCCACAAACCGTTCGGAGAACGGCTGTGACGGATAATTTAGTCAGTTGGAAAGGACGTAACCTTCTGAGTTCATCCAGTGCAGCGGCGACACTGTACGTGTCTGGGTAACCCCCTGTGGTTGAGTTTGGTGTTGGGTAATGTATTGACCATTTCCATAATTGCGTCAAACAAAGGTAATGGTATGAACTCACCGAAAGCTCTGCGTTTAACCGCATCGTCTAAGAATCGGTACATGGCATCTGGGTAAGATTCATTCTTAGCGATCTCAGCGTAAGACTCGGATTCTGCAATAATCTGTGATGGTGTCTTATTCATACTTCAGGTACTCCTGTGACAATCTCTTCGTCTGCAAATTCGATTGTTGCCTTCTTGAAAGCTGATCCCTGAGTCGATATGTGGTAAGCGGCTGCGTATAGACGCCCACGGGTATCAACTTTGTTGGTAAGCCAGAACCGATTACCTTGGCCGGCTATCAATAGGTACCGGTTGTAACTGTCAGCCTTGAAGACACCCCATTGGTGCAACTTCTCGACGGTATCGAGAGGCTTCTTGGGCATCTCCTCAACGGTGGATAGGAACTCAAGATCCAGCTTCAGAGGGATCTTGTTCTGGGTGTTAATGACATCTATGCAGATGTCATGGCTGTGGTCATTGTTCTGCCCGAGTATCAGGCAGTCATTGTGCGTGAGGTAGCCTGAGTCGTGGTTGTTGACCACCTCAAGCGGCTCACACACCATCGGTGGCAGGTAACCAGACTGGTTCACATACGTCAGGAGCTGGAGGCTCAGAGGTATTCTGGACTGGATTACCAATGAGTCAGACCGTTCACCCTTGATAATGTCAAAGGTGTCAGTCAGGCACAGCACCGCCATCAGTTCAGCGACAGTCAGGATGCTGTCCCGCTTGTCATCGAACTTCAGGCGCCCTGCCAACTGAGCCGTGACACTGGTGAACAGCTCAGGGGTCTGGCAGTAAGCCACACCAATGAACAGGGATCTCACTAGTTGCTCCAGATCGATGCCCACAAGCTGAGCAACACGATCGTTCTTCGACTTATAGCTGAAGGTCTGGGCAGTCCAGTCCTCCAGCAGCCTGACGCCCTCAATAACCTTCAACTCCATTGCCGGGTTCTCACGTATCTCCTTGTCGATGTACTGATCGATGAACTTACGCGAGTACACGTACTCGTTGGTAAGTTGGATGTCGTGCGGGATCATGTGACTGGGCATGGTTCACATCTCCTTGAGTATGGCAACCAAGCCGAATTCAGCGTGGTATTGGTACCGGGCTTGGCTCATGCCTTCCGGTGTCTCCAAGTACAGCGTTTGGTTAGCGAAAGTACCCAGATATTTATCATCTTGTTCATCCCAAGCGGATTCCAACAAATCTAGGTAATTACGAAGTTCACCAATGGTTGTAGGCTTGGTGTTATAGGCTATTTGCATAGAGTTCATAGACATAGATCAATCCTTACAGGGATGTAAAACAAAACAGGCCACCCTTAGGCAGCCTGTTTTTAGGTCGGTAACTCAACGGGATTAACCCAGATCTAGTTTCTTACCGTTGTTACCGTCAGCACGCTTGAAGTCCAACACGAGGCGCCCTGCCAGTTGTGCCATGACTTCTTCAATCGGCGTACCTTCATCAACGGAATCAACGATGTGATCCAGTATCTGCTTATCCAGCGGCTTATCTGCATTTAGCGAGATAGCACCAACTTTGGCATGGGCATCATCCGTGGTACGCACGGAGATATTGACGTAAGCATCAGCCGGATTACGGCGACTGTTCTGACCAGTAGTAACAGGAGCAGCCTGTGGACGGGCAGAAGGTTCAACATTATTAGCGGTAGAGGTCTTTTGAAAACCCATAATAAAACTCCAAAGTAATAGGACAGACACCCAGAATTGGGCATCTGTAAGCGATAGCTTATTTAATTTCGTTACATTACCTGAGTGTAAGCAAGCAGTTACCTTAGCGGTTAACTACCGGGCTAACAGGCTCTTCGCAATTCGGACACTGGCAGTCACCCACAGACAAGGCAGGTGTGTAACTAATTGAGTCTTCCCAACTGTACCCACAGACAGGGCAGGCATAGGAAAGTGTCAGGCAGTAAGTCATGGTTTTCTCCTTTAGGAACCATGACACAGGCGTAAGCAATCAGTAAGGCAGGCACGTATAAATCTTGTAATTTATTCAATAGCTTATAGGCGCCTTGTGTTGTGTAGCATTAATAGAGGTAGGCACATTACACGAGGTTCATACGTATTACAAAAACAAAGACACCCCGAAGGGTGTCAGTTAGTCACTTGGTACGCATACGGCTGTATTCGTATGCATAATCGAGGTCATCTGAGTGATGACCATGCCGGAAGTCATCGAACTCTTGCCGGGTCATGTTGTCGATTGGTAGGTTTGCACCACTCTCATCGAAGACGGTGATGTGGTATCTGTTTTCCAGTGGGACAGTTTCGCGTGGCATAAGAATACTCCAAAGGATGAAGGCAGGCTGAGTGCCTGTCGATTCATCTCTTGGGCGTAAGCAAGTAGTTTCAGTAGTTAAGGCCTTCGTCGAAAGCCAAGCGTTGCAGGCTCTCAGCCCATTCTTCAGGAAGTTCACCGTCATGAATATCTTGAAGAACAGAGATCAACTGTGTGTGTTTATATGACTTAACAAACCCTAGATCTAATAACGTCCGCCATGCTTTCTGCTCTGGTACGTACTTGGCTTCCTCATCGCTCATGAGACAGCCAGCAGAACATTGCAAGCCGTTACTCCCACGGTAAGCACAGCTACCATTAATCATGCTCTTCTCGTTTTGTAACAGCAGGTGATCCTTTACCTGCGTGAATACTTCTTGCTTAGATGCTTGATCCAATGTCGCTAAAGTGATCATGTAGATACTCCAGAGGTTGTAGGTTCAAGATACGAGTCCATCGACTCGTCTGACTCGAAGTTCATTTTGATTCACCATTCATGGCTTGATGTAACTCAGACAAGGCGTAAGCGTATTGAGGCGATTGCTTACCAAACGCTTCACCTACATTGATGAGGTGCTGATCCAGTCTCTGTATCTTGGACATAAGTAACTCCAAAGTAAGGAGCCTGGAAGCGAATGCTTCCAAGCGAGTGGCCGGTTAAACGTATGAATGCTTCAGCACCCAGCGATAAGCAAAGGCGCGTAACTTATTGCCTTTGCTGGAGTGATACTGGAAACGATTGAATAGGTTGGTCGCCTGAGCTTTGTGCAGGAAGAACATGGCATGGGCCTTATATGGGTAGTGCCTGACAACGGATGCTGTCAGGAGTGTCGTGAGGGCTACTCAGCAGCCGCAACACCACGTACTGAGTCCCAGTACGCCCGAGGACACGATGAGGCAAAGCCTTCATCAAATCCGTTAGCAATGGCATGTGCCACTGCTTGTTCTTTGTAATCCATACAAGTACTCCAATTAAGCAGGTGAATACCCAAGCGTTGTTATGAAATGCAACGCATCTTCTTTAGATGCGAAGGTATACTCACCGTCACCTTTGATGGTGACGGTTGTTTTGTGAGCTTTCCATTGTGATTCAATACCATACTCAACAACGTGTGCATCGTGTAAATCAACAGGCTTGGCCATTGGGTAATGGTCAACAAAATCACTTTTAATAGGCTTACGAAAAGGCATAGGAATACTCAAGAGTTTTAAAGGATTAAAGGCACCCGTAGGTGACCAGTGCTCATTGTTAGGCTTCGTATATTAAAGCTGAACAACCAAGGGCTTTAGCTGGGCAATGGCTACAGCCATATTGAACTTGTCATATGGCTGCGCGTCGTGGTGCACAGCCGGGTTTCCAGCTAAGTAACCGAGTAAAACGGTACTGAATCAGTACCTACAGCACGGTTAAAATCTTCTGCTTTGACGGTAAGAATTCCGTCAATGACAATTGAGTTGCAGCTTAGTAGTAGACTAATAGACATGTAAAACTCCAGAGGAAAGGTAACAAGGTAATCGGCACCCGTAGGTGCCTGGTTTCAATTCATCATGAATGAGTCCCGAAGGACTCACTGTTTACTCATATTCACCGTCCATTGCACGCATCTCTGCGTCACTCCAGTTGTCGTCGAACCGGTTAGGGTGAAGCTCAAAAGCCTCATCCCACAAGTCAACCGCTAGGTCGCCCAAGTCTGAACTGAAGCCGTGAACTGTTATCACTTGATCTGCGAACGCTGCTGCTGCGTCCATTGTTGGGAAGGCTGTGACACACGGGAAGTTTGCAGTTGTAAGCGACATAGGAATACTCCAAAGAAAGAAACAAGGTATTTAATTGCTATTACTTAAGCGTGAGCAAGCTGTAAAGCCTGACGTTTAAGTACAGAGTAAGCGGCATTGGATAAGGCAACAGCATCAACGCCAATGGTTGAGTTAATGCCATGTATGACGATCATATCGTCGGCATACTCCATTGCATCTTCAGGTGAAGGGAAGCTACTAAGTTTAGGTAATTGGTTGATAGTAGTACTCCAGAGTTATGTGATTAGACACTCACCATACTTCGTATGATGGTTTCACTCAGCCTCACCGCACTCACCATACTTCACACCACCACACTTCGTGTGGCGTGCTCCGTATGATGGTTTCACTAGCGTGCTTCATACTTGTATGGTTACATTATCGGGTAAGTATCGGATTAGGTAAACGTGGGAATAGACTATCGGTTAGGAAAGTCGAGAACTTTAGAAGTAGTTGTATAGTCGGAGACAGGGACGAAAGTAGTATTCTCGTCTGTCTCGTCAGCCTTCAGCTCTCTATGTGAATCAGGCCTAGCCTGTTCATGCTGTGGTACACAATCCTCTTCATTGGCTGAGTAATAAGGAAACATAGCCCTTAACGTTGGTGGTAAGTCATAGACGTTGATGCCCTTAACAGGCCATAAGTTGAGTTTCATAGGTAACTCCATTAATAGAAGGTTATGTATGCGTGAGGATAAAGAAGAGAGGATAGGGTCTTTGTTCCGACACTGGAAAGATGGAGGAATACAAAGAGGGTTATTCATAACCATATCGGGGTGAAGGACTGTAAATGTTTTATAACATACACTGTCAAGTATATGCAACATCTACAGTACGATGTACTTACTCTGTGTTGTCACGTATATGACACTCAAAGCCTGCACTGTCAGCTTGAGCCTGAATAACCATTGCTTCATCGTATGTGTTTACGGTGTATACATTGAGGTTGTTGGTGTCTTCAGTAATGAATACTTCGTACATGGTGTTACTCCAAGTGTAGGTGACAGGCTGAGTTGCCTGTTAATGTCCTAACTTGAGCGTAAGCCAGTCGTGTCTTTCCTGACGGTCCTAACTCATGGGTGTTGTGTTGTGTGAATTAAACAGGCCCTCCCGTTAGGGAGAGCCGTTGGTTGTTAAGTTGTAGGTTCGGGATTGGGCTCGGGCTCGGGAGCTGGAGCTGTACCGGATTCCGGTAGCTCCTTGAGCTTGCGAGCGATCTCGGCCTCTTGGCGAGCGTCTTTGATGGTCTGTTCGACCATCTCTTCGGCATACTTGCCGGAGGCAGAGAATGCTGCCATGTAGTGGCTGAGTCCTAGGAAGAACTCTTTGATTGCTGCGAAGATCGTTGAAAACATGGAAAACATGGTAATAGCCTTGGTGATGAGTGAATATACTCAGTACGCCAGCGTGAGCTGGGTAGTAGTGGGTAGGTGGTCCCCGTGGTATCGGTAGGAAACGATAGGGGGGGGTGGTATTTGTTTTTGAACTTGCAGGGTGTCAGCACTTAACCCCGTACCCAGATTAGATTTTCCACAAAAACCTGATGTCTATTTTTCCCTTCACAAAATTATTATAATTCAACAGTAATAATTTCCTATTGTTATAAGTAACTCTCGTAAACATTATTAATTGTGGGGAGTTATGAATAACCATCTGACGTTAACACGTTTTAATTACGGCCCGGAGGGTACGTTTAGCAAGTTGTTGTTTCCTACTGGGGAACAGTTCTTTACAGTCGAAAAACCTTGGCGCAGTAACACTGCCTTCTTTTCCTGCATTCCTGATGGACTTTATTACCTGGGTAAACGTGACTCACCTGTTGTTAGTCGAACAACCGGTGGTGAGTTTACAGAAGGCTGGGAAGTACTTGATGTGCCTAAGCGCGAGTACATAATGCTTCATCCTGGTAATTGGCCGGCTGATCTTCAAGGCTGCATTGCACCTGGTACTGATTACCGTATTACCCGTAATAAGCAGGGTATTCACGTTCCGTCTGTTATGAATTCTCGGGTAGCGTTCCGTGAGATTATGGGACTCATGGATCAATACAACGATTGGGTATTGGATATACGACCCTTTATGATGTCTTACCCTTAATAGGAATGACCCCGGTTCATTTGATGGCTCGGGGTTTCTTTTCGCTGCATTACGTAATTACTTCACTTATAGTCAGCCGATATAGTAACGCACTTTATATGGGGTACACATGAGCGCCTTATCGTCTGATGATTTCAAAACTGCATTACCTGATAAACTGAAGAAGTCGATTAATAAAGAAGTGATCGACAAGGTTAATTTGTTACTTGCTGATCCAGATATGCACGAACAGTATCGTGAGAACCTGATTAGTTATACCGCTGTTATGAAGGACGGTAAGTTCAAACTTACGTCGTATGTGGATGCGGTTAAGTATGTCAGTCAGAAGTTGATGGACAAGACGAACTTTGCGGCTTTCTCTGCAACCTTCCCAGACAAGATTAAGGATTGGACTGCCCGAGGTGTTGAGTCCAAGGACATGGCCAGTTATGTATCGTCTTACAACAAGTCTAAGCTGGTTAATCTGATCCTTGAGCAGACCCTGACGCCGTGTTGGATACTGAACCAGGATATGTATCAGCGGGCTTTGAATACCCAGGCGGTCCTGATGACGGACGCCAATAGTGAGAAGGTTCGCAGTGATGCCGCTAACTCGATCCTGACCCACCTCAAACAGCCTGAGTCTCAGAAGATTGAACTCTCTGTATCCCAGAAGCCCGACAGCTCTATTGATGCTCTCAGGGAATCCACCATGGACTTGGTGGCTCAGCAAAAGCAGGCCATCAAATCTGGATTCATGAGCGCCCAGGAGATCGCCCACTCCCGGATAACAGTGGATAACGACAGTGGCGAGGCCGATACGTGAGTACCGGGATGCAGGAAGTCGTTGAAGCTTTCGAAATGGGGGTGGATGATTACCTGAACCAGATCGATTACAGCTTACTGGAAGGGTACATGCCCAGTGACTTTGCCCTGGATTTTGTGACCTTCATTAAGTTGGTCAACGGTGAAGACGGTGAAGAGAACCAGACGCCCCTGGTTCACTACTACATGCTGGATACGATCAGTGAGGGCGGAACACGGATCGTTAACCTGTGTCACCGGGGTATCGCTAAAACCACCGTCATGGGTGAGTATTTGTTTTTGTACATCGCCACGTATGGTGAGTTGCCCACGTTTGGGAAGATTAATCTGGCTCTTTACGTGTCGGACTCGATAGAGAACGGCGTCAAGAACATGAGGAAAAACCTGGAGTACCGCTGGGATACTTCAGACTTCCTACAAGAATACGTGCCGGTTACCCGGTTCACGGACATCCGTTGGGAATTCCATAACGACGATGGCCATGTGTTCATCGTGAAAGGGTACGGCGCTAAGACCGGTGTTCGTGGTGCCAAGGAGTTGGGTACACGACCTCAGTTGGCGATCCTGGATGACCTTATCTCGGATGAAGACGCACGCTCTGTGACCGTCATAGCGGCGGTAGAAGACACTGTATATAAAGCCGTGACCTTCGCCATGCACCCGGCCAAGAACATCATCATATGGTCTGGTACGCCGTTCAACGCCAAAGACCCCCTGTATAAAGCGGTGGAGTCAGGCGCTTGGTCAGTCAACGTATTCCCGGTATGTGAGCATTTCCCGTGTACCCGAGAGGAGTTCAAAAGCTCATGGCCTGACCGGTTTGATTTTGACTACGTGTTGGCCCAATACGAGATGGCAGTCAAGACAGGTAAGGTTGATACCTTCAACCAAGAGCTGATGCTGCGGATCATGAGTGCCGAGGACCGGCTGATCCAGGATAACGACATCACCTGGTATAACCACAATAACGTGCTGAACAATAAGCACCGGTTCAATTTCTACATCACCACTGACTTTGCCACCTCGAAAGAAGAAGCCAGTGACTTCTCAGTAATCTCTGTGTGGGCCTACAACAACAACGGTGACTGGTTGTGGGTGGACGGTGTTTGTAAGCGTCAGCTCATGGATAAGAACGTGGACGATCTGTTCAGGCTGGCTCAAATGTACCGGCCACAATCGGTGGGCATCGAGGTCAGTGGACAGCAGGGTGGCTTTATACCCTGGATCATGGGCGAGATGATGACCCGGAATATCTACTTCACTTTGGCCTCTGAGAATAACAAAGGTGACCCTGGCCTGCGGCCGGTCACCAATAAACTGGTTCGATTTAACATCGTGGTGCCGTGGTTTAAGGCACGCAAAATGTTCTTCCCGATTGAGTTGCGATCTGGTCCTGCTCTAAGCGAGTGCATGAACGAGATTAGCTTGGCTTCACGTTCCGGCTTCAAATCCAAGAAAGATGACTTCATCGATACGATCAGCCAACTGGCATCACTGGTTCCGTGGCGTCCAACAGAAGAAGGAGATCTAGTTAAAGACGACAAGACCGGCATTTGGGAGCTGGATGAAGACGACGATACCGGGAGTCCAATGGACTCATACGTAGTTTAATGAGGTAATAAATATGCTGTTAAGTAGTGTACTGGATCAACTAGAAGTAGGGGAACTGGCTCAAATTGCCTTGACTGAACGTGTGGACGGTGAAATTACCGAGGAGAATAAAAAGGCTTTGGTTACACACGTTAATATGGGCTTGGCCGCGCTGCATAAACGCTTCGTGTTCCAGGAAAATTCATTGGTACTTACTTTGCAACCAGACAAATTCAAGTACGTACTGAACAGGAAGTTTGCAGCCAGTAACACCACGTCCACAGAACCGGTAAAGTACATTGCAGATCTGGATGATCCCTTTGTCAATACGGTTATGCAGATTGAAGCGGTGACGGATGAGATGGGTAATGATCTTTCCTTGAACAGTTCTAATCGGGTACAGTCACTGAAGACCACCAGCTTCAATACGTTGGTTTTGCCTCGTAGAATTGAGGGATACAAGCATGTACTAGATAATAATGA